ATGGTAAAAATGAAAACAGAAAGGGGTTAGAAGAATGGGTGAAGACTTAGCAGAATTAGAAAGTGCAATTAGAGAAGCTGAAGCACAGCTATCTGAAATGAAACGTGAGTACAAAGAGAAGCGTACAGCTTCCTTACGTGCTGCATTAGAGGCTAGGAAAGACATAGACTCTACAATACGTGAGGAGCTAAAGACACTAGGCTATGGTGTAAATCAGCTAGGCTCTGGTGCATTTTCATTCTGGCATGGTAGAGCTTCATAATACGTGATGAACTATACAAAGTTCTCTCATGCAAGGAAGTATGGGTACAGGTCAGGCTTAGAAAAGAAACTCTCTGATGAACTTAAGGCTTTAAATGTAAATTTTTCTTATGAAAGTCTTAAGATAGAGTGGGAAGATCTAGCCTACCGTACCTATACTCCTGACTTTATACTTGACAATGGTATAATAATAGAGTCTAAAGGTATGTTCACAGCTATGGATAGACGTAAGCATATTGCAATAAAGAGACAGCATCCTAAACTAGATATAAGATTTGTTTTTGAAAATAGCAGGAGGAAGTTACGCAAAGGAGCAAAGAGTACGTATGGAGAGTGGTGTTATAAGTATGGCTTTCTGTATACAAGCAGGGTTATACCTGAAGAATGGATAAAAGAAAAAGGCAAGAACAAACATGGAAAGTTTATAGCATTTACTGGAAATAAAAGGAGAAAGATATGACACTAGAAATAACTCCAGAGTTTAATCCTAATGACTTTGCAATACGATTGCGTCCTCATATGGTAGAAGGTCAGTGGAATGGTGATGTGGATATATGTATTATGTGGGATGATAAGCATAATCTTACAGGAGAAGACTTTACAAAGCTAATGCATTTGACTAAAATGATATGTGCGTCTGTACCTATTATGGAATATGATGAAGTACTACGTAATGACATAAGTAATTATGTAACAGATTATGAGAATGATACGTTACCAAAATCACCACTAACTGAGCCTGTTCAGGCAGAGGTAACTGGTGTAGATGGTAATGTAATACATTTAACCTTTAATACTAGAACGAAAGGATCAGCATAATGCATACACTTACAATGGGAGATAACACGTTTACTATATCAGAACCTGAACTACCTTTTGCTGATATGGTAAATAGTCCACCACACTATAATAAAAGTGGTATAGAATGTATAGATGCTATAGGTGCAGCTACTGATGCAGGGTACAAGTATTACCTGCAAGGCACAGTAATCAAGTATCTATGGAGATATGAGTACAAGAACAAACCAGTTGAGGATCTTAAGAAAGCACAGTGGTATCTTAATAAGCTGATAGAAGAGACTGAGAAGAATGAAGTAAATGCTTTAGCGAAATCATTTACATGAAAGTAAAAGTATTTTTAACCTTAGACATTGACAAAGAAGAGTATCCTATGCCCTCTGATGGAGATGTCGCATCTGAAATAGGTGATGGCTTACGTGAATACATCCATGATGTAGGAGGCTTAGAGGTATCATCATTAAAAATTACTATGGAGAGATAGACATGCACACAAATAACTATTTAAGTTCTGACTACCAAAATTTTATTGCACTATCACGTTATGCCAGATGGAAAGAAGATGAGCAAAGGCGTGAAGGTTGGCTTGAGACAGTGGAGAGATACTTTAACTATCTTGAGAATTATGTAAAAGATAAGTATGGTTACATCATGCCTGACGATACACACAAGAAATTAGCTAGTGCAGTACAGGACTTAAATGTCATGCCAAGTATGAGAGCGTTGATGACAGCAGGTGCACCACTCGATGTGTGTCATGTGCCTAGCTATAACTGTTCATACCTAACAGTAGATACACCAAGAGCATTTGATGAATGCATGTATGTACTTATGTGTGGTACAGGTGTTGGCTTCTCTGTTGAAAAAGATTACGTAGAGAAACTGCCCACTGTTAACGAACAACTATTTAATTCTGACACGGTAATTAAGGTAAGAGACTCTCGTATCGGGTGGGCTAAGTCTCTCAAAGAACTAATTGCTATGTTATACTCTGGTCAGATACCTACATGGGATGTCAGTGAGGTACGTCCTGCTGGTGCTAGATTAAAGACATTTGGTGGTAGGGCATCTGGAGCAGGGCCACTAGAAAAACTATTTAACTTCTGCATTGAGACGTTTAAAGGTGCAGTAGGTCGTAAGTTAACACCACTAGAATGCCACGATATTATGTGTAAGGTAGGTGACGTAGTAGTAGTAGGTGGTGTAAGACGTAGTGCACTGATAAGCCTGTCAGACATTGATGATGGTGATATGCGTCATGCTAAATCAGGAGAGTGGTATATTCATAATCCACAAAGAACACTAGCCAACAATAGCGTAGCCTATGAGCGCAAGCCCAACATAGGAACTTTTATTAGGGAGTGGACATCATTGTACGAAAGTTATTCTGGAGAGCGTGGTATATTTAACAGACAATCTGCTAGTAAACAGGTAGCTAAAAATGGTAGAAGGGATGGTGATCATGCTTTTGGTTGTAACCCATGTTCTGAAATTATACTAAGACCATTTCAGTTCTGTAATCTGTCAGAAGTAGTGGCACGTAATACTGACACAGTTAAAACACTTAAGGAAAAAGTAAAGTTAGCTACTATACTAGGTACATTACAATCTACACTTACAGATTTTAAATATCTACGAAAGATATGGAAGACTAACACAGAAGAAGAGAGACTGTTAGGTGTATCTCTTACAGGTATCATGGACTGCCCAATATTAAATGGTAAGCAACAGAGTATTAGTCTTCCTAGAGTACTAGAGGAACTAAAGCAAGTAGCTGTAGATACTAACAAAGAGATTGCAGAAGCAATAGGTATTAACATGTCAGTAGCTATTACATGTGTTAAGCCATCAGGTACTGTGTCACAATTAGTAGACAGTGCCAGTGGCATTCATGCAAGGCATAGTCCATACTACATAAGGACAGTACGTGCTGATAATAAAGATCCTATGACACAGTTTATGATTGATCATGGTATACCTAACGAACCAGAAAAAGATAAACCATTAGACACTACAGTGTTTAGTTTTCCTACTATATCACCAACAGGTGCTGTAACACGTAATGATATGACAGCTATAGAACAATTAGATTTATGGCTAACCTATCAAACACACTGGTGTGAACACAAACCATCTGTTACAATATCAGTGCGTGATAGTGAATGGATGGAGGTAGGAGCTTGGGTGTATAAAAACTTTGATGACGTATCTGGTATTAGTTTCTTACCTTATAGTGATCATGTATATCCACAAGCTCCCTACCAAGAGGTAGACAAAGCTACATGCATGGAGATGGTTAAGCGTATGCCAAGCAGAATAGATTGGAGTAAGCTATCTGACTATGAAAAGGAAGATGGCACATCAGGTGGTAGAGAACTAGCCTGTTCAGCAGGTGTATGTGAAGTTGTTGATTTAACTAATTAAGGGAGTACATATTATGCGTAGAGGACTAAACAAAAATGATGCACCATTAAAGATACAATGGCGTAGAGGTTATGATGCTTTCTATAGGGGAGCAAAGTATACTAATCCATACAAAGAGAACTCTATGCAATCTAGAGAGTGGGAACGTGGTTATAACAAAGCCTACTTTGAGACACTACGAAAGGTAAAGCATGAAGAGCAACTTAGAACAGTCAGCACTTAACTGGTTAAAGGAGAGATATGCAATGTTAGATTTTAATGATTACCAAAAGATCGCACAGACAACAGCTATATATCCACGAGAATATAGGATTACGTATCCAGCTTTAGGTTTGGTTGGGGAAGCAGGTGAGGTAGCCAATAAGGTAAAGAAACTTATTAGGGATGGTGAAGATACCATGCCTCACGATTGGAAGGAACAACTAGCATCAGAGATAGGTGATGTACTGTGGTACTGTGCAGCACTGGCATCTGATCTTGACATGTCGTTGAGTGTTATAGCTAAACAGAATAAGGATAAGCTAGAAGCTAGGTTAAAGAAAGGTACGATACAGGGTAGCGGAGATAAGAGGTAGTTTATTAGAAAGATTTATATAATTCACTTACTGATTCTTCAAACTTTAATGCCTCTTTAAATATATCCTTATTTCTATTTTCTGCCTGTACATCTAACACAGTTTTACCTTTATGCTCTAAAGCAAATAACTGATCTATACCCATGCGTATCTTCTTAGGTAAGTTTATGTATCGTTCCCTATTAAAAGGGTCAGGTTTACGATTAGGAAGTTTTGTTACAATTGAACCTTGTATTTCAGCAAATTGCTTTGCTATTTTTCTCATTGCTTTTAGCTTGTTCATAAAGGAGAGTTCTTTTTCATTATCTTTTAAGGATTTATAGTAGTCAGTTTCAATATGATTAGTAAATTCACCTTCCATAAATATACCCATGTATCTTTTAACAAGTGATTTTGCTCTCTCATCTTTCATTCTAGGCACAAGTTCATAGCTTTTTATACCTAGTCGTACTAGTTCTTTCTCTAATGCACTAGTTCTTTCTTGTGTACTCATACCAAACAAAGCACGATACAGAGGAGCCTGTTTAATTCTAGTTGCTTCTCTAGTAGGATCTTCTGCTTCAGGTAAAAGTTGTTTAAACAATGGTAGAGTGTACATAATACCTTTTTGGAATCTTTCTCCAAATCTTTCTAGACCTCCTACCCCTTCTAATTCTTTTCTGTTTCTTGCAAGTGCTTCATCCTGATCTATTTGCGACCACATATCACTTAAAAATCTAGCTGGTGCAAGTGGTAAATTAAATACACGTACCATCCATTCTGCTACCATCTCTCCTACACGTTCTCCTGTTAAAGTTTTTCCTTCTGATCCATCTGCTTCTATAACTTCTAACAGGTCATCAAATGCAGCAAAACTAATTGGGTTTCTTAATCTAGTACCAGAAAAATCTGTAATGAAATCTCTAAGATCAAATTTATCAAGGGTTCCTAGTTCATATTTAACTATTACATCTCCTACAGCCATATAAGGAACTATTGGTACGAATTTACGTAGATCAGATAAACGACCACTATTATTTCTTATCATGTGAGGTGGGATGTCTTGGTTTTCTAACCTGTATTTATATGACGCTGCTAATAAAGCAGTTCCTATTACAGCTTTAGAGATTTTATCCCTTGCATCATTAAGTAATAAAGTTGCTTCGATTTCTTCCTGATTAACAGTGGGTTTTTTTCCTTTTTTTAATCCTGATAATCTATCTAATCTTTGCTGTGCCTTTATGACATTAGCTGCATGATTTTTAGTTATGCCTCTAACTAAATTTGTAGCACCATCAACTACACTTATAGGAGAGTGTGCTAAATTAAAAGCTAATGCATTTATAAAGAATCTAGGATAGGCATTATCAGCAGTACCAATAACAGGAACTGCTGGACCTACAGCTTCTGCTATTTTAATTAAAGCATATCCTGCTGAGTTACCTACGCCAGCTAGAGACTGACTTTCTCCAAATTTAGGCATGTAAGAAAAGGTTGCTTTCATAGAGTCATCTACAGCATTCTTTAACATAGCAACAGGAACACCCTCATTACCTACTAATACATCATCTAATTTTTTACCCTGTCTTCTTAGTTGTTTATCTAATGAATAGGAAAACACAGCCCTTCTTACATATACATCCTGAATCATATTTAAGGAGTTTAAGTATCTTACACCAGCACTTAAGGTTTCAGCCTGATCACCACTAGCATCAGCTATAGCTCTTTCTATTTGATATAGTAAGGACTTATTCATAGATAATACTCTTTGTGATATTTCAGCAGATTCTATTGGCCTAGCTAACCTATACAATAATCCTAACGAATCTTTAGCAAATTCTTTTAAACCAGTTGCACCAGCTCCAGAGTCAAATTCACCTTTAAATGGATTATAGAGTGCTTTTCCTCCATGATATAGTGCAGACTCTACTGTGTTAGTAGCTGCACGTATTGGTGCAGTTAACATTGCAGTAACAATGTTACCCCATGTAGTAGATGGTGCTACAACACCAGCAGCTCTACGTTCTCTATCAGCCCTTCTGTATACATCATATATCTTACCTAAGTATCCTATAACTTTTTTGTTCTTTGTACTGTTTAATGCTTTTAATCTAGCATCTAAATCAGGATCTACTTTTCTATTTTTTATAAGCCATTTACCAAACTGGCTATAAGCAGCTAGGTCAGCACCTGAATCAGATAGGCTTTTACCTGCTATGTTTATAAACTGCTGTTCAGTTAATCCTGCATTAGCAACTGCTCTTTCAAGCACATCACTATCTATCATTACCTGCCCTGTCTGCCTTCCAAAAGAATCTCTACCTAATCGGGTAGTTAATAGTATATTACGAACAACATCACTAGCTTTTTTACCAAGTTCTATATCTAATGGTTTTCCTAATAGCTGTTGCTGTTCTACTATCTCTAATGCAATAGAGTTCATTCTTTTATGAAGATCTGTTTTTAAAGATCCTTCTAGTAAATCAGGATGTTTAACCTTTGCTAATTCACTTATTAAATGCTCACCCTCTATAGGATCAAAAGTGGGTGCATCTTCAGGCACACCATCTTTACTTTCTTTCTTTACTAAGGACTCTTGTGCTTTCTTTAATCGTTCAGCAGCAGCTTTTTTAGCCATATCATCAACACCTATAACTGTCTTTGATATTGCCTTACTACCAAAGTAACCAGAGACTGCTCCTGCCCCTCCACCTAATCCAAAACCTAATGCTGCCATCTGTGCAGCACGTTCATAATCATACTCAACCTCGTCACCTTGTCTATCTGCTTGTGCTATTCTTTGTGCACCTAAATCTTTTGCACCTAACTCAGCACCTACAAGTACACCTGTTGCTACACCTTCTTTAGCTGCACTTTTCTTAGCTAATTCTTTAGCCAGTTTCAATGCTGCTTTTCTACCACTAACTTTTAATGTTTGTTTAATTGCTTCCATACCACCACGTACAGCTAACTTAGAAACTAATGGACTTAGAAGTATTAAAGGATCAGCTATATTGTAGAACAGATAATCAAAAATAGCTGAAGCAGTGTTTCCACCACCTTCATCAGTAAAATCAGCCATATTAATTGTAGTTTCTGCCCATATTTCTGCAAAGTTTTCACGTTCTTCTTGACTAGCAGTACGCAACCAATCTATTTGTGGAACCATGTATAATGAGTTACTTTCAAACTTGCGTTTCTCAGTAAGCCATCGTTCTAGATAATCTCTGTTAGATTCATTTTCTTTTTGTTTTCCATTCTCGCCAAAAGCACTAGACATAAAAGTATTTACTTTGGCTATAAATTCAGGACTATCTGCATATGCTTGCAGAGGTATCTTTTCTACTTCAGGTTCTTTTTCTACCTCTATTAAACCACTCATTAAACTACGGCGTTTAGGTGCAATAGCTTGAGGAGGTAAATCTCTACTTGCTCTAGATACTGGTAAGGGTTCCTCTACAACCTCACTGCCTGTGCCTGTTTCTTCAACTTCAGCATCCCTAGAAAGAGCATTTTCAATAACAAATTTTTCTTCCTCTGATAAGCTATCAGTTTGAGAATCAGGTATCTCTGGCTCCTCTGTTAAAGATAAACTATTTTCTATAATAGCTTTCTCTTCAGAAGTTAGATCGGTATCTTTATACGTATCAACCATTATTAATTATTTTTCATATCTCTAAGCACTTTATCAAGAACTTCAGTAGCAGTACGCATTGGTACTTTATATCGTTCCATTATTTTATTAACAAAATAATCTTTATTCTGCCCTGCTAAACTACCCTCTCTTCTTTGTAGTAGTTTCATAATACTATCATTATTTAATAGTTCTTTAGAAATTCTATCAACAGGATTTACTATGTAATTATTACTTGTGTCTGTTCTAGGAGGATTGTACCTATCATTTCTAGGCATATTATCTACAGATCTCATAGAAGTTTCCTCTGGTTGTTTATCAAACACGCTAGTTAAAGAACCTTCTTCCCCAACTCCTTCTATTAACATATTTGATGGCTCACCTTTTTCTGATAGAGTTTTTACCCCATCTAAAGATTTAAGATACCTTTCTGCTGCTGGATCTAAACTTAAAGAATTTGCGTCTGTGTATACTTGCATTTCTAATCTATTCATATTTGATTTATGCCAATCCATCACCATTTGAGCATCTGCTTTTTCGTTTTCATCTACTAATGATTGTAAAGCAATAGGTAACTCTTTTCTATCTATAGTGCCGCTATCAATTTTAGTACGCATCTGTGTAAGCCATTCCATAGGTCCAATATTAGTTTTCCAACCTATACTTTGATTAAAATCTTTTTTAGCAGTATCTACCCACTTAATTGCATTATTAAAAGTAAAGCTACTTCCCGGTGTACGAGTTGTGCTTTTAGCACCTGCTTTCATTTTTATAGCTGTTGCAATATTTTTTTGCTTATTTATTAAACTATCAAAGTCTTGTCGTTGAATAGTAGTAAAAGGTAAATCCCTTTCTTGCATGTCAAAGTATGGAAATAACTCAGTTGTAACCTTATCAAATTCTTTATCTAAATCAGGCACTGCCGATAATTCAACTATATCTTTAATCTTTTTTACATTTCTTTTTTCTATATTAGCTAAATCTGTTATCTCTTTAATCTGTTCTTTATTTGCAGTAGGATTTTTTTGTAACTCTTCTAATCGTTTATTAAATCTTAATAGTCTCATATTAGATTTATTTAAATCTTCTTTTAAATCTTTAGACACTTTAGGAATAGAGGCAGAGGGTATGCCCTGTAAAACAGGTGCTACATCACCTTCTAGTTGAGGTATTTTACTTACTCCTGCTGCTGATAGGTACTCGTCTTTTTCTCTTTTAACTCTATCAGAAGGATCTTCTCCTTGAAGTATACTAGCCCAACCAGTATTACGTATTTTAATTTTACCATCATCTTCAATAGGTTTAGGCACATATGTTAATGCTAGTTGTCTACCTGTAGGAGTAACACGATTTTCTAAATCACCTTGTAACTGTAACTGTTGGTAAACAGAAGTACCTAATGTTTTTGCATTTGCTATTAAATCTACAGAGGCAGCCTTTGCTGCTTCAACTGTTCCATACTCTGATACTAAAAATTGAGCAGTATCCATACCGTTTTCACCTAACTTACCAGCTAATTCCTTTACCCCTTGTTCAAACTCTCTTAGTTCTTCGTTATATTTATCTCGTTTCTTTAAAGCTCTTTCAGCAGCAAATGCAGCCATCTTTGAAACCTTTGCTTTATTAGTTGCTAGATCAGCTTGTATAACTTTATTTGCACCTGTAGCTATCCCACCTGCAAGACCCTTAAAAAAATCTTTATTAATAGCAACCATTATTGTCTCCTACTCATTAAACCACCAGAAGGTTCTATATCATCTGGCATAGCAATATCAGGTTCTTCTGTAGACATTTCTACAGGTTCTTCCTCTTTAAACTGTTTCATTTTATTTAACATAGAATACTTTTCCATAGGTTGCTTTAATGTATCTTTCTCTAAACCACTATCATAATCTACACCAGCAGCCTCTACTGTAATAAGTAGCATCTCCATTATAATAGGCAACGCAAGTATACCTGAATCTACACTGTGTATGCCCTCCATTACACCACTCATTTGAATGGTATTTGCTATCGTAGTTAGGGGTATGCCTGTATCAGCTACCTCTACCAACTTATCTGTAAAGTCCTCTCCTGATAGTTTCTCTACATAATAATCTGCTACATCTTTAGTATCAACAAAACGTGGAGGCTGTTGCCAAGGTCTATTGCCTACCTCTGTAGTTAATGACATACCCGGAATAGGTGCATCAAAATTTGGTGCATCAACCATCTGCAAGTCTCCCTCTTTCACTTTGTATTGCATCAACATAATTAAGCACAAGATCTAGATCTGTTACTGTAGTACTATCTTGCTTAGACATACGTGTAAGCAATCCTGTTTTTTTAGGTTCGGGTTCTGTTGTCTCTTTACTTTTCATTAACTTATTATATACATCTTTTGTATAGTTATTAATCATCTGCTTATTCCTTTATCAACTACTTATAATAGCAGCACCTATAGTACCAATTAAACTACCTATAGCAGTACCAGCTGCTGAACTACTTTCTGCCTCTGCTGCATCTTTACGTGCATCAGCAGATATATTAGCTACTGCTAAGTTATTTAATCTTTCTAATTGACTTTCAGCAGAGGTATACGCATACTCAATCATATCTGAGTACTGTTGCCATAGATCACTGTAAGCTGTATCAGATATGTCTAGCAAAGCTGAAGCATTTAATTCGTTAGTACGATTCTGTGCAGCTGTATCTGCTGTAGCTATCTGCCTACGCCATACCGCATTTGCCTGATCAATGACTAGTCTATTCTGTGCATTGAACTGATCACGTTGGTTCTCTATCTCCTTGTTAAATCTACTGACTGTACCCTCCTGCCCTGCATTAAACTGTGCTATAGCATTCTTTTGTGCATCATTAAACTGGCTAGTCTGTGTAGCTAAGTTAGCAAAAAACTGATTTGACTGATTATCAGATGAAGCATTAAACTGCTTACGTGCATTGTCTGCTGCACTGTCAGTGAACAGAGATTGTATACGTTGCTGTGCATTAAATAGTGTAGTCTGTTGTGCGTTACTTACATCAGTCATGTCTTTCTGCAAGAATGCCTGTGCTTCCTGTACAGCTGCCTGTTGTCTGTTATTAAGATTTGCTATATCTAGCTGTGCTAGTGATGCAATCTCTGCCATCTGTACAGCTTGTTTATTACTTAAGTTACTTAGGTTCATTGTGTTTACAATATTACTATTCTCTAGCTGTACCTGTTGCTGTGCAGTAAAGTTCTTATCTGCAATGTCTGCAACTCTTGCTGCATTAGTTACACGAGATTGGAAACCCTGATCAAATTCCTGACCC